ATCAGCAAATCTATTAAAAGCACGCCTAGACAGGGCAAGATTTTTGTCGTAATTAACATTACCCCATTCTTTTTTAAGAGCAGTTTCAGCATTAAGTTTGGCTTGCGCCATTGCAGCATCAGTATTAATTTGCTGAGTATCGTCTAACTTGCTATAAAAATCAATAGCAGCCTGCGCCTGCTTATTAGTTAAACCATTCTTATGTGCTTCATTTAAAAACTCAGAATACATAGACTGATCGTATTCGCCTTCTTTCCCCAAAGTCGGCACATTTATATCATACTTATCAGGAGACTCTGGTCTGCCTAGCTTAGAATAGAAATCATTAACCTCATCTTCGCTAGATTCTTCGCTTGGCATCTTAACCCTAGAACCTAACATTTCCTGCATTGACAAATAAGAGCTGCTCAAACTACCTACGTCTTTAAATTTTTGTAGCGTAGCGTTCTCTTTTAGATCATCCGACAAATACCGAGTTTGCCAAGTCTCTTCTGCTTCTTCATTGCTAGTTTCTGCGTTAGTGTCTATGAGATTATCGTTATTAACGGTCTCTGTTTCTGACATTGTAGCTCCTTTCAAATTTCTATTTCTTCTTGCTGGGTTGGTTGCTGTTCTTTATTTTTAAATGCATCAATCTGTGCCTTTATTCCTAAAACCAAACCCCTACCACCCTCATGGTAATATGTAGAGTAGGGGTCATTAGGTACTGCTGAAATCTGGTTGGAGTACATTTGGTCTAAAAATTTTAAGACCTTCTCTCCATGAACACCAGAAAAAGTTTTTGCTATTGCTTCTCTTATATCATCCAGTTCTCTACTGTACTGGGAACGCATCAACACCTCCTAATGCCTTGACCATTGGAGCAGCCCTGCCAGCCCCTTCTGCAACCTGTGAAGCTTGGTCTAATTGTTGTTGTCTTTCCATTTGTTCTTGTCGTTGCGCCCTTAGTTGTTCTACTTCTTCCTGAGAACGCATGATTTCATTCGGGACAGCCATCCTTTCACCGATAATCTGCAATGCTTCATCGACATTAATGTTGTCCAGCACCTCAGGCGAAAAAGAAGCCATGTTAGCCGCCACACCGAGCCACCTTTGTATACTTGTAACATCTTGTATTTTTTGATTCTTAGCCAGTTGCCCAACATATGACACCTCTATTTCGTCTAATTCAGCTAATTCTTGAGGGGCAGGAGGTAGAATTCCTGCACGATTCATTAAACCAAAACTGCGTAGAATAAGAGGGGTTAAAACTTCACTCTCAAACCTAGCTACAGTTGGGCCAAGTAATTTCTGAATCTGCTCTCTTACCGTTGCCACCTCTTCTGCGGTCATGTTCAATTTCTCTGGCAATACCAACTGATCCGCTAAGAAGATACCTCTAATAGATTTTTTTAATTCACCTGCTTTAAGAGAAGATAAATCAAATCTACCCTCAAAACGTAAAAATTTAAATCTTTCTGGTTCCCTAGAATAGTTAATTGCAGAAGGAGTCATTCTAAACGTACCAATAATACCCTGATCTGGTGCAATTAAAGGAGGATGTACGGCTGTAGCAAGCCCTTTAAGCTCCAACTCTCTAATCTTATTCAAGGTTTTAATATCTGGCATTGCTATATCAGCAGGGCTTCTACCCCACAGTTCTCCAGAAGCCTTTTCAAATCTACCAATTACATAAGGTAATTCATCAAATCCACTCTCCCGTACCAGAGTCTTTGAATCTAAATGAATATCTAGGGAAGCAAAGCGCTTATCCATCACATCTTGTGAGCCTGCTCTATAATCATCCCTAGGAATTAAGACTCTAACAAAAGTAAACTTTTCATCAGGCTTTTCCTTGCAAGCCTTTTTAACTTTATCTGGTAATTTGCGCTGTCCAAAAGCCTGTTTTGCCTGCCTTGCTGTGAAAACATATTCCCAAAAAACAGTATCAGGTCGGCCTCTTTTATCCTCAGCAAACACAAATTGTCCCGTAGGTATAGAGGTGAAAACAAGACCACCAAAATTTTCATCATACGCATCATTTTCTTCTAACAAAACATTAATAGTGCCAAAAGATGTAAAGTCTAAAAACGCCTCTCCAATGGCAGTATAAAAGTTACTTTCATGCATACTAAAGAACATCTTTTGAGTAACATCATGAAACCATCTTCTAACCGTAGGAACTTTATTTAAGTAACTGAGTGCATGACCAGAGGGGATAGAAAGACCAAACCAAACTACCGACTGAGGAACTAGGGCGTTTTGCATGGACATAGCCATAATACGACTCGCCTCTGGAGCCGAAGAATCAAACATTTTATTAGTATGACGCTCCGCATTAATATGTCCAGAGCTGTCTACGTTTTGTTTTCTAGGCCGTATATAATCCCTAACATCACGAAAGAACGGTTCCCATAAAATACGATCTTCTTTTAAAACATCATACCGTCTTATTAAATCTTTCGGAGAGTAACTATAGGCCATATTTATGCTCCAAGCAGAGATTTTTTATCGACATCAGCAGAACCAAGCAAAGTCTCTTTTATAGGTTTTTCTGCTCTTTTCCCTAGCTGTATCCGCCCTTTTTTTAAGCTTGGAAGCGGTGTTCTTTGTGTAAAAAATTTTTCTGTATTAGCCTTAACATTAGAAAGTTTGATATTTTTATCTGTTTTATATCCCTGTAATGCTGAGCTTGGAACACGTCCGGGGCTAGTAGCCGTATAGAACTGCCCAGTAGCAGCCCTTAAAGAAGTATGTTCTGGATTGTCATACATATAGTCTATGTAATCACCAATACTAGAGACACGCAATTCCTCGTCACGCTCCGCTTGCAGGCGTTGTCTCTTTTGTTCTTGCGCTCTATTAATCGCCGCATAATCTACTTGTGGGGCTGACCCCCCTTTAAATCTAGCGTGGCGGAACAATCTTTTTTCTAGCTCACGATCCTCTTGTTTAAATAAAATATTCATAATATCCCTCTAAGTAGATAACAAGCCCTTAGTAGGTTTGTCTCCAACAGTTTTCTTTTTATAAAATAAACTTGGTTTTTCAATTTCTTCTTCGGCTAACTCTCCCAGCCCTAATGCACCGCCCTCATTTGTAATAGTAGTTTCCCTAGTATCTGTGGTTGCTAACCTTGCTAGTTTACGCCTTTTATCTGCGTCTAATTTAGCCTGAGTAACGCCTTCTGGCTCAGGGAGTTCCTCTTTTGGCGGTAAGTAGTCCGCCTCTCTTGGCGTATCCATCACATAAGGGGCTGGCATTGCTGGCATTGCTCCCTTTCCACCCATAACTTATCTCCTATTTAATCAAATACATCATATTCTGCTACAGCACTTGCTTGCATTACCTTAATGCTTAAATATCCTGCTTCAAAGCCCAAGGAACAAGTAGATAAAGCATCAAACCCATGCGAAGCCCAATTATGCAAAGGACGGTTCTTGTAACATCCGTTCTTATCGTCCCATTCTTTACGATAATTCTTCAAACAAGTCAAGCCCCTACTGCATTTATTCTCATCAAAATAAAATTGTGGAAATAGATTTCTGACACTTTCAATTTTATCCATTACGTCAGCAGGTCTTGGAACTGTCTCAAATATTAATCCTTGCTCCCTCGCAAACTCTTTTCTAGTCTTACCAATCGTGAAGTCACGCACCTCAATATCATGTGGTGCGAGATGCTTCCCGAACCTATAATCCTTAGCTTTTAGCACATTCACATAATGGGACAACCCTTCATCAGCATTTTCATAGTAGTCTATAAATCTAATAGTATCTCTATGGACTTGAAAGAACCAAATACAAGTCGTATCGTTAATTCCTAAATCCCAGCTAGTATTCACAGGTAAATTCCGAATATAAGGAACTGTGGTTACACGTTGATCCATATACGCTAGTTGCAGATGGCGTGACAAGTAAGCCCCTTCTATGCTCTGTTCAAAAGCTTCCTTAGCTGTAGTTGGATACTCACGCTTGACATCATCCCCTAACTCGGAAACTTTTTTTGCATACCAAGATTTTTGAGCTTGGGTAAATTTAATTTTTAACGCAGGCTCTTGCTTATCAAAGTATGAAACAACATCTGGAGTCAACTGGGCTGTTGTTTCTAAGGTGTAAGCTTTTTCTTTATACCAAGGGAAGAAGAAGAACCTATAATCCATAGTGGTAAGTTCTTTTTGGGATAGGGTGGCTAGCTCTGAATCACGACACTTGTTAAAAAAGTCACCTTCGTTACCCATAGCCGTAGATTCTATGGCTAACAAAGCATCTCTAGGCAATGTTTCAATACTGCCAGTACGCACTTCCCTAGCTTTTTCAGGTTCTTTCGCACAAATTTTGCCATACTCTGTAATAAGCAGTTGAGATAATGTACCTGATCTCATTGAGGTTGATACTCTAAATGCAGAACCATTGCTAAATATCAAACGCTTTCCTTGCTCACTTTCCAACTTAATTGTGTCATAGATTAAATCTCTTAATGCAGGAATATCTTTTGCTACGTTATCCCAAACATCTTTTACCTTAGTTCTAAATATTTCTTCGGCATTTTCTCTCGTATCAGCAATAATTCCAGCTTCTCTATTGGGGTTAAACAAACAATCATCTAAGAATAACACAGAAAAAAAGGTAGTAACCCCTAATTGTCTTGCTTTTAAAACAATAACCCTGTTCCATATATTGCTATATAGCTCACGTTGCGCCCAATTAAGCCTAAATGGGATTAAACTACTCCCCTCTTTTGGACGGATATGGTAAAGATTATTTAATCTCCAAGTACGACTCTTAATTAGTTGTACTAGGTTCTCTTGCTTTTTCTTTGCCACCCTCAGTCCTCGCATTGTAGTTAAATCCCGATGATTTTTCCTGAATTTGAAGCATAGCTTCAGCAATCGGATTCATAGCATTAGCAACACTATTACTTTCAACGTGTATCTGTTTTACTTCTGGATAGACAAGGCGCATAATTTTTAAAACTATGTCAGATTTAACTTTAGGGGGTGTATTTTCATCCCTGTATAGACCAACCGCTTCCCTTAATGGATCAAAATTTAATTTATTTAGAACTTCCCCAACCAAACGGTTCTTATTAATTACATTCTTAGGCCTGCCGGGGCCTGCAAGCCCACCTTTTACAAACCTTTGTGGTATATTGTTATTTTCTTCCATCTTTAATCTCTTTCTTCTCCCACACCTTCCAATCATATGGTGGTTTACGGTAAAGCATAGGATGTTTAGGAATTATGTATTTGGTTGTCTCTTCTATAAGATGTATCTCATCCCCATCTTCAGCGTATTTACGGCAATCAACCTCCGCCCTTGATAAAATTGGAAATGAGTAGAGCATACGCTCACCATCTTCATTCATCTCTACTACAACCCCAAGAGAAAAATGCAAGCTCCAACTAACCATATTTCCTAAGAAGGGTCTTTGCTCTAGTGGGGGTAGGGACTGAGCGAAAACTGGCGCATAGGATACAAGTAGGAGGAGCATTGCACTCCATAACCTCATTTTTTGTTGCGGTCTTGACCCATTTTCCAAGTAGCTGCGCTACCGATACCTAACATCCCCCATGCCTCGTCAGAGAAATGGTGGTATCCTAAGCTTTGGCAAATCATCATCAACATACCAAGGCCTAACAGAATATAGGTTTTATGACCTGTAGATATACCATCTATAAAGCCAATTATAGTTTTTACCATACTGTTGCTCCAATCAATTAATTAATAGAGTGACACTCTTGTAGCTTTTTTACCATATTATTTTCAAATTGCAAGCGTTCTTCCATCCAAGAAGGAGAAACAGAATAGTTACCGTCCTCCAATAATCTCATATCACTTTCTTTCAGAAGAACTACCTTGCTTGTGCAAGCGTTTAAACATAGCAGCAAGGCGATAAACACTACCCTTAGCCAAAGCATCCTTGATTTCATCATCGTTTTCCTTCCAAGTACGCTCATACTTTGTTTTAAATCGCCTTTTAAGGGCTTCTCTAATGAAACCGATGGCTTCTCCAATGAGGCTCCACATCTTCTAGGCTCCATTTTGTAAGGACACTCACTCTTCCTTAGGCTTATCATCCTTTTTAGCAATGTAAACAATGTAGTCAGGGTCATTTTCTTTATCCTTATAACTGTTTGTCATTACTAAGAGTTTGGTTTTGTAAGTAAAGTTTCCGCTAAAGTAATCATTTCCGTTCTTGTCTTGGTTTTTCCAAAGTCCGCCTATTGGCACTAAATCACTCATAGCTTTTCAATGTCCTTTCTGTTTAAATTAAGTTTGTCACTACCTGCTTCAATATGCCAAGAGGCTCCAAGATCGTTGAACTCTGGCAAATGTTTCTCATTCCACTTCAACATCATCAAATTTGCGCAAGCATGGCCTATGTGATCCTCAAAGCCATGACCTTCCTTCATGTATAAGTAAATATGCCTTAGAGCATGGTTGATTAGAACAGAATTTTTTAAACCCTTCTTCCAATTATGGTCTCCATGATTTACAGCACCCTCATGCATAGCCTCTGCAACAGCCTCTACACCCTCAGGTGGAACCAAGTCATACCTAACGCCTTCTACGTCCGCACTTCTACTTGCGCCTGTTTCGTACACTTTTTTCTTAGACAATCAAACCCCCTTTCATCATATTTAACTATTTAATTAAATAAATAATTAAATAATTCTCAGCCCCTTAGGGCTGTTTTTTCTTTAATGCTTTTTCTTATTTTCAATTTTATCAT